TGCATAGTCATCTGCAGCTCGGGACGTTTCCATAGTCGTCAAGCATCATCGCGACAGCCACGACACAACAAGGGGAACGTCAAGAAACTTCGCTGCGAAGTAAAGGAATCCGAGCAACCAGATCGCCCAAAATCTCACCGCCGGAACTTCTTTAAACATAGTTCGCATTCCTGTTTTATATTCATCGATTCCACGGCTTACCACCAACGAACCGCATGAGTCAGGTATCCAGCCCCAAAACACAAGGCCACGACCCAGAGGGCCCAGAACCGCTGCGTCGGGAGTTCTTTCAACATAGCTCGCAACTCCACATGAGTTTGCTAAAATCCATTCATGCCTTCCTTCTGCTTCCTCAGCGGGTTGATGCAAGAAAGCCCCGGCTGCTCGTCACAGTCCGGGGCTTTCGCCTTTTGGGATACATCGATTCCGTTGCTTACCACCAGCGAATGGCGTTAACCACGATCGCCAACCCTACGCAGAAAATCAGCCACTTGCTGTACGGGATGTCGAGCTTAAAGCCTTCTTCTTTCGTCCACGAAATCAACATTCTTCGCCTATACTTGTCGGTATGTTTCGCCATCGGTCATCGTGTGAATGGTGCAAACAAGAAAGCCCCGGCCGCTGCGAACGGTCCGGGGCTTTCGCCTTTCTGAATTCAGGTCTCTGCTACTGAGACAGCAGCTCCAACCGTACAGCTGGCACGAACCCCGGATGCGCGACGCGGTTTCGCATCACGATCTCGTCCGCCCGCGTCGCGTCGCCGTACCTGCGATGAGCCAGCACGAGCGCCGGCACCGATTGCGGCGGCCTTATGGTCACCAGACCGACGCCTTCGCGCGCAACCTTCGCCAGATGCTGCGCGACCTTCAACCGACTGTTTGTCAGTGCCTGGAAATGCTCGCGCGGTGCCGTCATGCCCTGCTGCCACATCGATTCGGACACCACCTCGGCAAGCTCACGCAGATCGTCGGCCACCGGCACATCGATGGCCGCCATCGGATTCGTGATCTGCACATCGAGCGCCGGCGCACCCGCAGGCAGCACCGCAGGCGAGTAGGCAGGCAATTCACCGACGTCGCGCACGACCTCCACCAGCAACACGTCCTGCACAAGGTCGATCGTCGCGTCGAACAACTTGCCCGCCTCGCGCCCGCGCGGCGGCGCAATCTCTTCTAGCGTCGAAATCGCGCCAACCTTGCCCAGCGCCCCGGAAATGGCCTCCGAATAGCGCTCCGGTGCGACACCGACACCCCACCCGGTGTCGAACGCGGACGCGAATCGGTCAGCGATCGAGCCTGGCATTTCGACGAGTGTTTCGACAAAACTGCGCACACTGCCGAACAGCACCGTGAACGGCGACGCATATCGATAGAGCACATCGACGATCGATCCGCCCTGTTGCATCAGACCGTCCACCGTCACCTGCGCCAGATTGACCAACTCAACCGCATCGCGATACCGGTTCAGTGCGGTATCGAGCAAGCCGTCCGCACTGCCCAGCGCCTGCTTACCGGTGTTTGCCACGCCGCCTGGATACTTCAGGTCCGGCGCGTCGTGAAACACCAGCGTGAAGCGCACCATCCCGCCTTCGGCCTTCGTGTGCGTCATGTCGCATTCGCCGGCCTGCACGCGCAGCGTGCCGAGCCACGGATGAATCAGCTCACCCGCTCCGTCCTGTTCCAGTGCGTCCAGCAGCCTGTCGCGCTGATCGAAACAGTCCCGCCCGATAACGAACGCCGTCATCCTGTACTCGCGAGTCTGCTTGCCGTTATCCTCCGGATAACTGCTGTCGCGCCGCGGATAGTCGTGCACCACGACCCGGCGCCCCACCGGCGTCTTGTCGTCAAAGACCTGAAACGGCACCCCGCGAAACGATGCCGGCCGCAATTTGTCCCGCCAACTCATGTTGACCTCATTGCGCCACCCCGGACAGCGACCGATAGCCCACGCTCGGCGTCACGGACAGGCCCGGTTGATTCGTCTGCGCCTGCTCGATACGCATGCCAGGGGGCGCGCCCTCAAAGCGGATCTTCAGATCGCCCTGAAGCCGCGCATTGCCCGCGCCCTCGCGCGCCAACACGCCGCTCGCGAGACGCGCCGTGTCCGTCGACACACCGGTCTGCTGCGCCAACGTCCAGTTTCGCAAGCTCGCCGCGCCCGAGCGCAACACATCGCCCGTCGAAGCGCTGCCGCCATCGAAGCCGAGCTTTCCGCCGAGCCACTTCGCGCCGCTCATCAACGGCTCGATATAGGGCTTCACGCGCCCCCACAGCTGCGAGAACCACGTCACGATCGGCTCCCAGTTCTTGATCACGATGCCCAGCGGCGTGAAGTTGACGAACATCGCCTTGATGCCCTCCCATGCCGACTCGATCACCACCTTCGTCGCCCCCCAAAGCGCCGACATGAACTCGGTAATCGGCCCCCAGTTCTCCTCGATCACCTGCACCAGCGGGAAGCTGAAAAACACCGCCTTGATGCCCGCCCAGACTTTTTCGAAGAACGGCTTGACCTTCGACCAGTTCCCGATCAGGAACCCCGAGGTCAAGGCCAGCGCGCGCACCGCAATGCCCAGTGGCGTGAGGCTCGACACCGTTGAAAAAATCTTCATGGCCACCGTCGCCACCGCCGCCGCACCCCGCAACGCGATCAGGCCACCGGCCGCGCCCAGCAGCCCCCTGACCAGCTCGGGATTGGCCGTCGCGAATGCCGCGACGCTATCGGCGATCGGACCGACAAACGCGAGAAACTCGTTCAACGGCGGCAGTACCACGTTGCCCACGGCAATCCCAATCGACTGAAACCGATTCGACATCAGCTGCAGGTTGTTCGCCGTCGTCGCCGAACGCGCGTCGTACTCTTTCTGCATCGAGCCCGCGTACATCGCCGCGTTGCCGACCCGATCGAAGTTCTTGCGCAGCAGGTCCAGGTTGGTCAACATCGGGGCAATCGCCTCGATCGACTCGCGCCCGAACAGCGTCTGCATCACCGCGGCCTGCTTTTCCGGTTTGACCTGACTGATTGCCTGCAGCACCTTCAACATCGTGCCTTGCGCGTCCTTCTGCAGCCCGAGCGCGACATCGGCCGCGTTCATGCGCAACGCCTTGAACATCTGTTGCTGCTGCCGGGTCGCCGCCGTGCCGCTTGCCAGCGCCAGCATGAAGTTCTTGATGCCCGTGGCCGCGACATCCTCGCGCACGCCCACGCCCACGATCGTCGCGCCCAACGCGGCAATCTGCTCGCTTGCCATACCCGCGACCTCGCCCAGCGGGCCGATACGCGTGACCACCGCCGCAATCTGGCGCGGGTGGGCTGCCAACGTGTTGCTCAGATCGTTGATGCGGTCTGCCAGCGCGACCACCTCGTCCTGGCCGATCTTGAATGACGTGCGCCACTTCGCCATCATGTCGCCCGATTCCTCGGCGCTCTGCTCGAATGCCACGCCCATCTTGACCGCGTCTTCGGCAAATCGCGTCAGTTCGCTGCGCGCCAATCCCGCCTGCCCGCCGGCCGCAACAATTTTCGCGATCTCCTGCGCAGCCATTGGCATCCGGGTGGACATCCGGACGACCTCGTCGCCCATTTCCTTGAACTGCTCAGGCGTATCGAAATTGACGACCTTGCGCACGTTGGCCATTGACGACTCGAAATCGATCGCCGCCTTCGTTGCCGCGATGATAGGTGCTGCGATCGCAGCGCCTGCCACCACGTCCTTGAACCGGATTTCGCCGAGCCCGTCCGCCCTCAAGCCCTTGCGGAAACCCGCAATATTCTTGCGAATTCCCTGAAGCGTCGGGGACAGCTTGTCGACGCCGGTAATGAGCGCCTTGAGCTGAAATTTGTCGGCCACGCTTACGCCTCCTGCGTCACACGGTTAATACGATTCGCCTGCTTGAAATGCTCGACGATGATTGAGACCGGACGCGTCATTTCGATCTCCGGATCGACACGCCAAAAGCGTGCGAGCTCGTAGACGCCGTCGATCAGCTCGTCGGCGTCCGAGAGGCCCGCTTCAAGAAAAAACCCGCGACCACCCAGCAGATCTCGTTGAAGTCCACCAAATCGATCTGGTCGACCGACGACGGCGGAATGCTGGCGCAACGGGCGACGTACTGCGCCACGATGTCGGGACGCAGGTGCACGGTTTCGTCGCGATCCATCGCATACGGCAGCGACCTGATCGCCCGCACGTCCGCCGGTGTCGGCTCGCGCAGATGGAGCGCGTCGAGCGTCTCGTCGTGCGCTTCAATCGGTTTGCTCAGTTGAATCTTCATTGCCACCGCCCCTTTTCTCCATTGAACTCGAGCGACGCCTTGCCGTCATCGCCCGTCACTGCCGGTTCACCCACCACGTAGGCGCCGCTTAGCACATACACCCGGCCGTTCTTGAATTCCGCCGTGACCACCATGTCGTCGGCCGACTGAACCTTCCCGAATGGAAAGTTCTTCTCGAACACCGCATCGAGCTTCACGTACGGCACCCGGTCCTCTTCCTTGTACATGCCCGGCAGAATGCTTTCGCGCTTGACATCCGACAGCGGACATTCGACGCCGCCCGTTACCGAAAACTGCTCGCCATCCGCCTTCACATAGACGGTGCCGGCGACCTTCTGACCCATATCGGTCTCCTGAAATGACAGCGGCCCGCACTATGGCGGGCCGCTCGGATTGCACTATCGTCGGCGCCGTCAGGCCGCCGCCGCTTCCGGATACTGCAACCGGAACTGGTTGATGAGCGCAAAGATGCGCAGCTGGTTCACGTAATCCGGCGGGAACAGCACATCGACCCGATTGGGATTGGTCTTGTTGATTTCCACGACCAGATGCTGGGCGAACAGGTCGGCGTTCTCGACAATCCCTGCGCGCTCCAGCTCGTCGTAGGCGGCGATCAGCTCCGCGCGAATGATCTTCGGCGTGACAATCGCAGCCCCTGCACCAAAACGCGTGCCGTCGGCCGCCAGCTTGTGTCGACCGTACTTGCTCGTGATGCGCTGGCGCAGGAACCGCATCACGTATCCGGTCGTATGCAGCGTCTCTGAATCGAGATAGCTGTTGTCCGACTGCCCGTACGCGTTGCGCTGGTACGTCGTCACCGCGCGCTCGATGCGTACCGATCCGTCTGCCGAGCTCGTGGTCGCGATCCCGCTCGTGAGCAACGACTGGCGCTCGTTCAGGATGAAGCGCTTGCCCGGCCGGGCAGCGTCGATTCCAACCAACAGGCCAGTTTGCGTGGGCCGCGCCGGATCGGCCGAAATGAACACCGCCTGCCGCGCGCCGAACGCCGCGGCCTGTTCCCACGCCGGCCGCGGCGAGTCGGGCTCGAAACCGTTGACCGTCATGTGCTGATCGTTGCGCTGACGACCGGCTGCGACCAGTTGACCCGGCGTGCCGCGACGTGCCGAATAAACATGCCCGTACAGCATCGACGACCACGCCCAGCGCCCGGATACGTCGTTCATCCATTCGGCGAACGTATCCAGCGACGTCGGGTCGGTCCACGGCTGACAGATGAATTCGAATTCTTCGTCGCCAACCGCCGCCAGGATGTCGGCCAGCTCGGGTGAGCCCGCACCACCAGCCATCGGTGTCACCGTCGCCGTCAACCCCACCGGCAGGCGTTCGTTCGCAGCCAGGCCGCCGCGGTTGAATTCGACCGCGATGTCGTTGCCCGTGTCGCCCTTCCACTTGCACGTCAACGTGAGCTTCGCCCCGTCGATTGCAGCCTGCACCGGCATATTCACCGTCCCATTGACCGCACCGACGAGCTGCAGCAAGACGTCATCGGCACTCGCGCCGCTCGGCACGGTCACACGCACGCGTCGCCCGGCAATGTAGAGCGACACCAGCCCGGTCTCGCTCGCCTTGCCTGTCACCTCGATTGTGGCTTTCGCCGCCACGCCCTCGTCGACCTTGACCGCGATCCCCCAAACTTCGCCCACCGTGTCGCCGCGGCGCCACATGTCGCTCATCGCGGCCAGCATCGAGCCTTCGCCGGCCAGTGCAATCGCATCGCTCGTGCGCGACAGCAGCGTGAGCGACGGCGCATCCACGACCGCATCGTCGTTCGCCTGACCGATGATCAGGCGCCGCATCGTGCTGCTGCCCGTTGCCGCCGCCGAGTTGTCGATTTCAGCGTAGAACAACGGCACCGCGAGATCGGCCGGAATATTGTTGAAGCTGATCATCCCTTGCTCCCTTTGGTTGCCTTGCCTTGGGCCCCGCCGCTCGGCGTCGTTATCGCAGTCTCGATCGCATCCGGCACCGCCATCTCGATCACATCGCCCGCCCGCACGCAGCGGCGCCAGTACACATTTCGTGGCACCTCCCGCCCATCGGCCGGCAGATCATCACCGCGCAACGGGTCGCGAACGATTCGCCCGTCCGCGGGCTTCACGCGCATCGTTTTCGTCATCGTTCATCCTTCAGCTCAACACGGAGCTCCATTTCGATCCGGCCGTCCGGGCCAGGCTTCTTCAGATTCGGGTCAGCCATCGGGGCAATAGCGTCGACGTGGATGTCGACGCCCTCCAAAGCGGGCAATTGATCCAGCATGTCCTCGTGCCAGGTCTCGGGATCGTCGTCGCCGCCGAGCGTCCACGTCGCCGAAAAGCCGAACCGATAGAGAACGCGAAACCGGTCAGTCGATACGAGATCGCACCCCGTGTACTCGACCGGTTCGTATCGTTCGTCAGGCGTCCAGCCAACGAGCGCGAGTAGCAGCGCAGCGCGCACGTCATGCAGTTCGTCCGCCGCCGCCTGCCCGCGCTCGTTCCCCTGCTTCAGCGCGACGATGACGTCGAACTCGTCGACAATGTCCTGCCTCGTCCCGTTCTGCAACTGGTTGGGCTCCGGATCGTCGCCGGTCATCACAACGAACGCGGCGGGCATTTCCAGCTTTGTGCTGTCCTCCAGCGCACCCCAATCGATGCCGCCAGATACGCGGCGCTCGAACAATGGACAGAAATCGCGCACGTGCGCGATCATCGGTGAAAGTTTCATGGCAAAAAAGACCCGCGTGAGCGGGCCTCGGTTGAATGTCCTGCGTTACCGAATGTCAAGCGCAGCCGCCAGTGCGGCAGAGAGAATTGTCTTGATTTCGCCCGACTTTTCATCGAGCGCGTCGACCATGTAGTTCGCGCGAGGCTTGATGCGATATGGGCCGGCTGGCTGTGCACGTCGATCTTTCCGACGCTTCGCACCGCGGCGTACGCCATAGTGCAAATAGACGAAGTATGGTGCGGGCATAGCTGCCGTTTTCTTCGGAGCAACACGCACCAAGAATCCTGAACGACTGACCTTAAAACTGATGCTGTCGAGCAGAGCGCTCGAACGGACACGCGGGTAATCCTTCGCGCCACGAGCAAGCGCCAGATTCATTTGGGCTTGACCCGTTACAAGTCGACCAGCCTTCCTCATCGCCGCACGCACTTTGCTCTTCTTGAAGTCGATCGAACGATCAAACCCTTCGAAGCCTTCGATGTGCAGCGCAATATCTGCATCATCAGCCATGCTGAAGTTCCTCCACTTCGAGAACGGTAAAGCGCCGTGCGCCGTTCAGATCACCAACACGTTTCACACGAAATACCTGCTCGCGATACACGACCTCGTAATCGGTCGTGATGCCATCGAGGTGTCGCAGGTAGATTCGGTGCGTGACTTTCTCGTCGATCTGCACGCTGCCGCTGTACACGGCCGCGCCGACCGGCTCGATCTTCGCCCAGCGCGGCTTTAGCTTCGGAAATTCGGACTCGAGCTCGGCATCGCGGTAGGGATAGTCCCGGCGCTCACGCAGTTTCACCCGCCGATCAAGGTCTCCAATTCGTGGGATGCGCATCAGAACCTCGGCGGCACGGTGATTGGGATGAGTAGGGCATCCGCAAATCCACCTGGCATCGCCACCACGGATTGCCCTGACGAGAAAAGCTCCCGGTTTTCGTATGCCCACGCCGCTGCAAGAAGCATCCACGAGCGAACTGAAGGGAAGCGCTCAAGATCAATGCCGGCCCGATAAGTCAGCGTCGGTGCGCCGACTGTCGGCCAATGACCGCTCGACGGTGCAAGAACAGTCTCGCGCCCGAGCTGAACTAGCTCAAATTCCGCTTCACTCAGCTTCATACGCTCACCGGACCTCGAATGAACTACAACCGTGTCCATTGCGAAGACTTGCCCGACGGCCAGTGAAATCTCCCCTTTTGGGAAAGATCCAAGTCGCTCGAAATAGCGCGCCTTCCGAATAGCAGCACCCGACTTGCTTTCGGCTGCCTGACGCACGCCGGGAATCACCACGTGTTCGATAAACTCTCGCTCGTCGTCATCATCAATACGACACTGAGCCGCAACATCGTCGAACGAAAGTGGCTCCGCGTCGTCCAGATATTCGACGAGAACAGCAGCCATCGTGGATTACCCCTTCGCCGCGGCGGCCTTGGACGTTTCGGCCTTCGCCGGCGCCTTTGCATCCTTCAGATCGGATTCGTGTGGCTGGGCGATCCCCGCTTCCGCAAGCCGGTCTGCGTGCTCATCCTCGAACCCCGCGACGTCGGCGGGCGTGTACTGCGCATAATGCCGCTTGAACTTGACCACTTTCATGTTTTTCTCCGAAATGCGGACCGCCAACGAGCGGTCGGCCCGCGCGGTGACAGATTTACTTACGCGCCCCAGGTCACGCCGGCCAGTACTGAAATCGACTCGACGTGACGCGGACCAAAGTCGTTCTTGGCGATCACACGGATCAGCGTCTGGTCGCGCTGGAATGCACTGATCACGTTGCCGTCACCGTCCTTGTAGGTCGCCTCCTTGCTGTAGTCGATCTCCAGCGTCTCTTCCTCGCCGATGAAGACATCGCCGAAGTCGGTGAAATAGATCTCCGACTCCTTGCCGGTTTCACCGAGATTGATCGGCACCTGCGTCGTCTTGCCAACCGGATAGCCCTTCAGCATGCCGTTGGCGAGCTCCGGATAGACCTTGTTGCCGTTTCCGTCGCGCAGGCCTTCGAGGAAGCGGAACGTGCGGGGAGCCATGATCCAGCCGGGTTGCGTCAGGTTGGCGTCGGCGTTTTCGAGCGCGAGAATGGCCTTGCCGAGATCCGTTTCGATCTTTTGCAGCGTCAAAGCATCACTCGCGATGAGGACGTTGCCGGGGAGCGCCCAGAAGCGCAGGCCCTTCGGGGTGTTCGCCGTACCATCGTCGCGAATGAAGGCCTTGTCTTCGCGCGCGCCAATCGCAGCTGTCAGGTCGCCGACCACGATCTGATCGACGTTCGGATTCACGCCGGCGTACTTGATCAGATCGTTTGCGATCGGCACCAGTGCGGCCATCTTCTTCGCCGTGAGCTTCAGATCGTC